GCTGCTGATAGGTTTCAGTTGTCATCGGTTCGCTCCCGCGCTGTTGGAAAGGTCAGGGCCGCGGCGCGGCGTCAACTCGCCACGCCGCCACCAGCTGCCGCTGCCCTGATCACGCCGCTGCTTCTTTTCTTGGCGGCGCCATTGCGTCTGTGCCTCCGGGTCCAACAGATCCTGCAGCTGGTCCCAGACCAGGCGGTCGAGCGCGGTGCGTGCGTAGAAAATCGATGTGCCCGGGGTGTAGCGCCTAAAGACGTTTACCACGTCGCGCCCGATCAGCGGGTCTTTGCCTTGGCCGACGCGCACCACGTTCGATTGAACCGCGCGCGCAAGATCGCCGGCCAAGCCGACCACGGGCCCCGTCAGCGTTTCGGAGAACCCGCCACCTGTGCGGCTGGTTTCCGCCTTGAGGAAGTCGCCGAAAATGCCGAGGCCGCCACCTTGGAAAAAGGCAGCGCCCCAGAATTTGCTGTCGGTCATCGGGCGCGGATCGTTTCCCTTGGCCATTTCTTTCAGCTGAACGCTCAGCGCACCCAGCATCGTCGTGCCAGCCAAGAACGTCGCGCCATATTGCGCCCGCGCCAGCGGCGTTGGGCGTGCCATCATTCGGCGATATTGTCCGACCGCCAGAGCCATCGGGTAGGATTTATAGGCGAGCCCCGATCGCGCCACCTCGCCAAAAAAGCTGCCCGGCCTTGTCCCGCCGTAGAGCGCCGCTGACGCCTCGACCGATCGGGTGGGCACGGCCAGCTCCAGCTGTTCCTCGATGATCGACTGCAGGTTCAGCGACAGGTTTTCGACGCGCGCCGTGTCCATTCCGCGCGCCAGCGCTTCGCTGCGCCAGTGCTGCGGCGACAGGAACACCGCGCCCTGGCGCGGGCGGAACATCAGCGCCGGATCGGACAGCGCGATCCAGTCCGCGTCGGTCATGCCGCGCGATCGCAGCAGCGCCGACAGCCGCTCAGGGAGCGCGTTCATTGGCTGGCCGGCATGGCGGCCCAGCTCGGCGGCAAAGCTCAGCTGCACCGACAGGCGGTGCATGTCGGTCCAGAACGACAAGCCCTGCGCCCGCATCACAAAGCCGACCAGGCGGTCGGTGATCTCAGCGCCGAACACATCGTTATAATAGCGCGCCGCGCCCGCCGCGGTGTCGGCCAGCGTGTCGGCGACATAGCCCATCGATGCGGCCATCTCGCGCTCGCCCTTGCTCGCCATCAGGCGGACGGTCTGGCTCAGCACATTGCCCGGGTTCATGCCGACCGACTTGGCCGCCATCGCGACCGTGAACAGATCGGTGGACGATGACAGGATCGCCGAGCCGAGCTGGGCGGCGGCCAACACGGCGCGCGTGCCCGCGAGGAACCGCGCGACCCCCTCGTTCTCGGCGGCGCTTGCCTTGCCGTCCAGCTGCGCGAGCATGTGCTGCGCGCGCTTGCCCGCGTTGCTGACCGCGGATTTCATCGGCTCGTCGTTCGCCAGCGCCGCGCGCTTGGTGGCGGTCTGGATCATATGCTCTAGGCCTGCGCCCGGGTTGGGCCCCAGCACTTGCATCAGCGCGATGTCGCGGCTCATGCCCTCGATGTGGCTGACCATCGCGTCAAACGGATTGGTCGCCCCGAACTCCGTGTTGTAGGCCAGCCAAGCGTCGGCGTTTTTGAAGTGCAGCAGCCGCGCCTCGGCGTGGCGGTTATACATCGCCTTGCCGCCCATGCCGGCTGCCATTGACGGAATGCGATCGCTCCAGCCGTCTGTCGTAAGTTGATCGTAAATGTCGCGCAGCAGCCGGCCCGATGCGGCGGGGTTCGGCGCAGCGCCGGGCGTGGCGGCGAACGGCTGGTCGGTGGTGCGGTCCACGATCCGCGACCAGTCCAGCGCCGGGTCGATCGCGTTGCGCCAGGCGTCGAACCCTGCGTTCCTGATCCGGCGCGCGTTGTGCGTGTGCGGCAGACCCCAGTCGTCGAGCTTGCCGATGTCGCCGCCGAAGCTGTTGAACAGGACGCGCGCGCGCTCGGCCGTCTGGCGCCACGCATCGGCCAGCTGCGCCGCCGCGGTGTCGCCGGTTGTCTCGCCGTGCAGCTCGCGCACGATGTTCTTCAGCGCCGATTTGTTGCGCACCTCGCCGAAAATGTTGCGGCCGTGCTGTTTCAAGATGCCGCGCAGCATTCCGAGGAACTGGCGGCGCAATCCGTCTTTGCGCGATCTTACCGACAGCACCGCGTCTTTGCGGCCCTCGGCATATTCCAGCAGCGACTTGATCGTGCCCGCCGGGTTGTCGCTGCGCGCGATCATGTCCGCGTTCGCGCGCATCCGGGTCAGCTGGTTCAGCACCACATGGCGGCGGCGCATCGCGCTTTCTTTCAGGATCTTGCGCACGTCCACCTCTGCGGCCGCCTGCGCGGCGGCGGGTGGCATGGTTGTGCTGTAGCGCTCGACCAGCTCGTTCATCAGCTCCTGCGTCGCACGGGCGCGGGTGATGTTCACCTCTTGCGCGTCCATGGCCGTCTGCAGGCAGTCGCGAAGATCAGCCATTTTTCACACCTCCGAGGCCGCACAGGTTCACGATGTCCATGAACTCGGCATCATCCGCCAAATCGTTCAGCACCTGCGAAGCGGTCACGCCGGGCTCGATCTCAAAATCTCCAGCGTTCAGGATCGCCGCCGCACCATCGTCAGCGGGCGGCTTGGCATCGGTGCGCGTCCAAGGGCCCTGCGGCGCGGCGGGCGCGGGCGGGCCATCGGCTGGCGCGGCGGTGGCGGCGGGCGGGCCATCGCCTGGCGCGGCGTCCAAGCGTGCGCGCAGCGACGCCTCGGCCTGATCCGCACCGGCCTGCGCGGCGGGCGATGTCGCGCCCTCTGCAAACAGCCGGCCGTCGGCGCCCTCCACATCGATGACCGAAACGCCTGCGGGGCCCACGGGCTCCGCAGCGGCGGGTTCGCCTTCGCGCGGCGGCGGGGGCGCGGATCTGTCAGCGCGCGCGCGCACGCCGTCCAGCACATCGAGAGGCGATGCTGGCGCGATGTCGTCAAGCAGGCCGCCACCGCCACCGCCACCGATCTGCTGCGCCTCGGTGACATAGCTGCGCAGCGCGCCCGCCACCGCGTCGCGCGACTGGGCCCGCCCGTCGCGATAGGCGATGCCGACCAGCCGCGCCGTGATCGGGTTGACGCCGCCCGAAAACATATCCCCCTGCGCCAGCGCGTCAGCGATGGCCGCACGCACCGGCACGCCATCGCGCACCGCGATGGCGCGCGCGTCGCGGATCAGGCGCACCGCCTCGACCACTTGCGACGTGATGTCGAAGTCAGGCGATCCGCGGCCCGCGGCCGCCTCGGCGCGCATCTGCGCCCAGGCGGGGGCCACGTCGGTCAGCGCGTCCAACAGCGATTTGATCTCGGCGCCTGCGGCCTCGGTCGCCGCCTCGATCAGATCGGGCGCGTCGAACGCCTGGGCCAGCATGGCGCCTTGAATGCGCGTGGCGCCCGCCGGTGTCAGGCGGCCCACGCTGTCCATCACAGATCCCTGCTGGCTGGCCGGCAGACCTGCGACCACGCGGCTTAGGAACGCGCGGTTCTCGGGCGATCCGATGCTGGGCGCCTCCGGGTCGAACAGGCCCAGCGTCTCGGGTGTCAACGCGGTGGCGTCGGTGCGCGCCTGCTCGGATGGCGACAGCCGCTCGACCACATCGTCGTTCGCCTCTCTCACGAAGCGGCGCAGCTCATCGGGGGGCAGATCAGTGGTGCGCCGCGCGATCAGGACCGGGCGGTTCATGCCGGCGGGGATCTCGAACCCTGCCGCACGCAATCCGTCCAGGTAGGCGCTGTAGCGGTCCCCAAAATTGTCAGCGGCATGAATGATCGACATCACGCGGCCGTTGCCGCTGTCGATGATGTTGTCGGCGCCCACGATCGGCGGGCCCGATCCGGCCAGCGGTGACGGCAGCAGCTGCGCCGGGTCCAGCGCCGCGGCGCGCTCCGCCACCTTGGCGGTCGGGGCGGCGCGCGATCGGTCGCGTGGCTGACGGTCGCCGCTCGCCAGGATCAGCGTGTCCAGATCGACAATCTCATATTCGACAGTCACGCGCGTGCCGGCCGGCGTCACCACTTCGCTGCCCGATGTGTAGCCACGCCGCGTCGCGGCGGTGTAGGCATCGCCGGGGTCGACGGCTTGGCCCATCTTCACCTCGGACCAGCGGCGCAGATCGCGGACGGTCCAGTGCTGGATCGCACGCCCGGCATAGGTCAGGCTTTTGTTCGCCTCGATCGCGCCGGCGCTCATCACCGCGCTGATCGGCGCGTCGGGATCTGCAAGCAGCGCGACGCGCGCGCCACCGGGCCCGAGGAAGTGCGATAGGTAGACGTTCCCATCAGTCGCCGGGATCTGCGCGGCATTCAGCGCGGCGACGTTCTCGCCCGTATATGCCTCGGTCATCGAACGGTTCAGCGGCCCGTCGCCCTTCATGGCCAGCAGCTCGGCGCGGGTCTTGGTCTGCGCCAGGTCGGGGCGGTGGCGTCCGATCAGCTCCAGCCAAGTGCTGTCGATGATCTGGCCCAAACCGCCGGCCGTTGAATTGGGGTTCTGCGCGGCAGCCCGTCCGCCGCTTTCCACGCCGATGATCTTTCCCGTGACGCGGGCGATGTCGGCCTGATCGACAACCGGGCTCGGCGGCGGCACGCTTTGGCCGTTGCGCAGCGCTTCCTCGGCTGCGTCGACGGCCGCGCCATGATCGCCTGCCTCAACGCCTGGCGGGGCGGTGTCGCGCGTATGTGTCCGGCGGCCTGCGATGTAAGCGGCGCCACGCTGCGCGCCATGGATCAATGCGCCGAAGCCTGCGCCGAACCCTGCGCCGATCGCGACGCGCGTGGCCATGTCGCCCAGCGTCAGATCGGGGCGACCCAGCTCCTGCGCCACGCGCGCGCGATCGGGCAGCTTGGCCACCTCGAACGTCGCGCCCAGTCCGCCCTCGATCGCCATCGTGCGCGCCAGTCCGCCCGCGCCAGCGCCCGCAAGCAGCAGGGGCTGCAGCAAGGGGTCGGTGATCGTGGCGCCCATGGCGCCAATGATTTCGGCGCCCATCTGACCGATGCCGTCGCCGCCCATTGACAGGGTGTCGAGATTGTCGCGCGCCTCGGCTTGGCGGCGCCGCACGCTCTCGGCCTGCACAGCGGCATCGCTGGTCGGCAGATCCGCCCAAGCCGCGGGGTTGCGCTGCTCCGCGATCGCGGCGCGGCGCAGCAGATCGGCACGCCGATCGGCGGGGAAGTAGACGCCCGGCGCGCCCTGATCCAGCACCAGACCGGCGATCAGGCCGATGGTCCCGCCGGGGATTGGCTGGCCCATCGGTTGCTCCGGCGCCTCGGAGCCCAGACGATCGGCGATGTCGGTCAGGATGCGGCGCTCGACCTGCTGGCCATAGTCGCGGATGTCGGCGTCGATCATTTCATTGTCGTAGGCCGCGCCGATAACCTCCCCAAAACTTGCGGCGGGGCGCGGGGCAGGGTTGGTGCGCGGGATGCGCTGGGGCACTTGCAGCTTGAAGGTCATCGGCGGGCCCGCCGCGCTTGCTCGACAGCGCCGCGCAGCTGATCATAGCTGATCACGAAATGCGTGGCGCCGGTCGGGTCGGCGCTGTCGGTCACGGTCTGATAGGTGCGGCCGGTCTTCACCTCGACACGATACACGCCGTCGCCGATGGCGATCAGGCTGGTGCGCCTCGCAGCTTGCGGCGACAGCGGCACGCCGCCGAACATCGGGCTGCCGCCGGACATCGCCGCCGCGGTCCATGCGTCGAAGACTGGGGGTTGCACCACGGCATCACCGAACGCCGCCCGGCTGGTGCTGGAGAACGGAATTGGCGGTAACAGCAGATCCGCGGCATCGTCCAGCACCCGCTCGAAGTCGGTGACAGCCACGCCCATCGGAACCCATGTCTGGCGCCCATTGACCTCATGCACACCGCCGGTCGGCTTGCCTTGCGCGTCGACGCCGGCGCCCATTGCAGTTTGCAGGGCGGCGGTCCAGATCTCGCCAGCGTTTTCGGGCTCGTCCTTGGGGTTCAAGCCTTGCGCTCGCGACGCATAGATCGCGTCGGCGGTTTTCAGGATCTCGACCTGGGCCGCGGCATCGTCAGGGAACGTCTCCGCCAGCAGCGCGCCGGTCGCCGCGAACATCAGCGTCTGGCGCATGGCCGCGGCGGGCAGCGTCACAGTGCCGGCCTCGATCGCGGTCTGACCGCTGAACGCGGACAGCGCCACGTCAGGGCGCCCGCCCGCGGCCAACAGCCCGCCAATGTTTCTGAACACCGGGTCATCACTGATCCCGGCCAGCGCGCGCGGCGCATCAGGGCCGAAGCCTTCGGCCAGCGCCGACGCCAGCCCGGCCCGAACGCGGGCGTCTTGGCCCGGGGCGACGGCGGCCTTGAGCTGGTCACGCTCGGCAGTGGTGAAGAACACCGGCGCGGCGATGTAGCCGCGCGCCACCAGCGACGCGCCGAAGTCGCGGCGCGCGGCGAATGCCGTGGCCCATGCCGCGGGGTCCGACAGATCGGCGGGCAGCGCTGCCGCAACTCCCAGATCCAGCGCGGCGGCCTGCGCGATCGGGTCGCTGCGCCAGCCTCGGACGGTCGCGGCGCGCGCCGCTTCCATCGCGACCAGGCGATCGTTCTCAAAGCGCGACGCGATGGGCCGCGCGGCTTCCGCTTGGATTTGCGCCGCCTGCTCGGCGGGGGTCTGCGATGCAAAGCCGGGCAGCTGCCCGCGCAGCGCCACGCCTTCGACAAGCGCGGCATAGTTTGGCAGATCCTTGGCGGCGGGATTGGCCAGCAGCTTATCTTCGTCGGCGACTTGGCGGCCCGCCGAAGCAAGCGTCGCCGCATCGGCAAGCTGGGCGTTCAGCTCGGTGGCGCCAGCGCGCGCCAGGGCGGCCTGCTGGCGCACGGTGGCCTCGTTGATCGCTTCCATCGCAGTCAGCGCTCGGGTCTCGAATGCGCTGGTCACGGTTTTGGCGCGCTCTGTCTCGATCAGCGCCCCTTGCTCGTCAGGCGTCATCGCCGCAAAGCCGGGCAGCGCTTGGTTCAGCTCCACCGCAGCGACTGCCTCGGCATAGCTTGGGTGGCTCTGCATCGCAGGGTCGGCCAGGAGCGCGGTCTGGCCGTCCATGCTCCGGCCGGTTCGGGCGATTGCAGTCAGCGCAGACAGCTGCTTGCCCTGCTCCGCGATGCGGCGGGTGGCGGCCATCTCGTCAGCGCGAAGGCCCGCGGCGGTGCGTCGGTCAATCTCGGTGACGGCGCCGCGGCGATAGCGCTCGCGCGTGTCGGCGGCCAGCTCGGGCAGCTCGCCGCTGTCGATGCTTGCCAGCAGCCTGTCGGGATCTTCGGACAGCATGCGGATGGCGGCGGCTTCGCCCATCGTCTGGCTTTGCCGCTGTATCCGGTCCTGTGCTTGCGCCGGGGTAATGATCCCGGCGTCAACAGCGTCCATCACTTGATCGGCGAACTGGCCCAGCAGCGTCGCCCGTTCCTCGCGGTTGCCAATGCCCGGCGATGTGGCCAGCGCATTCGCGTGTTCCACAAGCAAGCCCAAGCCTTGCGCCTCGCGCAGCTGGATCGCGCGCTGACCTACGGCCAGACTGTGGCGTCCGGCCAGCTCGTCAAATGCCAGCCCCGCGGCTTCGCTGTTCTGCGGGTCCACCTTGCCAAGCGTGTCGGCGCGCAGCTGGGTCAGGCTATCGCGCCAGCCGGTGTCGATCGCATCGGGGTCGCTGAGCTTTTGCGTCTCAAGGCGGGCGATCGAAAGAGTGTTCGCGATGTCGACGCGGGCGCGGCCCAGATCACGCGACAGCCGGTTGGTCTCCAGCGCGACGCCGCCCGCGTGCAGCTGCTGGCCTAGATTTGCAACAGCGCGGCCGATGCCGTTGTCGACCGGCTGCGGCGCTTGCGCCAAGGCGCCGCCCGCAAGAGGCGCGCGCGGTATTTCGATCCGCGCCATCAGCCGAATACCTTTTTATCTGCCAGCGCCGGCCACAGATCCGGCGCGTCGGTCAGCACGGCGCCCGCCGCGCCAACGCCGCCCGCGATCAGCGACGATGTGGCCAGCGCTCTTGATTGGCGGGCCGAGGCGGACAGGGTGGCGACGCGCGCGCCGCTGACGCTGCGCGCCGATTGAGAGGCGAAGGACATTTCGCGCGCGGCCTTCTCGCCCAATGCCAAAGCGGACGGGCTGTCGAGCAGCACGCCGTTCGCTGCCATCTGCGCCATCATCCGGCCGATCTCGGATCGCATCGCTTGGCGGGTGCGCCGATCCTCGACCTGGCCCATCGCGCGCGCGCCCGCTGCCTGCTGCTCTTGCGCAGCCGCGGCGGCGCGCTGCTGCTGGCTGGCATTGATCGCGCTGTAAAGCGTGCCGCCCAAGCTGGCGACGGTGCCGGCCGTCATCGCGAAAGATCCCAGCGTCATCCCAGCCGATGCGGCGGACGCGCCGGCAAGTGCCGCGGCTGAGATAGACGTGGCCGTTCCGACAGCCGCGCCACCGGCCGCAAGGCTGGCAGCGGCGGCGGTGACTGCTGCAGTCGTGGCGGCGGTGGCGGCGGCGGCGGTGCCAGCGGCGGCGGCGGCGGGCACGGCCGCCGCGAGGACGGGGAAGCACATTAGCCGGACGCCTCCACAATGGGGGTTAATGACAGCACGGTCATCGGCGCAGCTCCGACCGGGGCGAACTCAAGCGCGTTCGTCAGCGACCAGCCGATCGCCACGTTCGGATCATCAACCCCAGAATATCCGACGGTCAGATCGCCGGGCACATCCGCGCCCGATCGCGTGCGCCAGTCCGTCATCACCTCGGGCTTGCCCCATTCCTTTTGAACGCCGCGGATGCGATAGGCTGCCGTGTCGTTCAGATAAACGCCTTGGCGGCGCGTCTGCACTTTGCGCCCCATCGGGTCGCCATCTCTCACGGCGGCATAAAGCGGCAAGGTGCGCACGCGCTGCTCGTCCAGGTGCAGCCCGATCACAGCGCGCGACACTGGCTGCGACAAAGTGATGGACCCGCCCGCCACAGTCAGCGGGCCGAACTGACCAAGATCCGTCCAAGCTAAAACCGCTTGACCATTCAGGTGATCCAGTCCGCTGAATGTGGCGGCCGGCGCTGCAGGCGTGGCCACGACAGCCGCATAAAGGTGTTCCGCTTCTGCGATGTCAGTGGCGCCGGTCAGCAGCCCCCAGAACGGGGCCATCTGCTCGACGTGGCGCCGGGCCTCGCCGCCAATGGTGCGCGCGACCACCAATGTCACGGCATCGTCGCCGCCACCGGCGGCCGCAGAGACGGACACGTTCTCGACCACGCCGCCCGCGACCGGCATGGTCGCCCATCCCAGCACGTCCTCGTCCGGCTCATAGATCATCGCCACCAGATCGCCAGTCTCGCGCCACAGCCAGCCGATGCGGACCGGGGCCGATTGCCAGACGATGCCAGCAAACTTTCCAGCGCCGAGATGCCGCGCGGGCATGGACAGCTCGCGCGGCGAAACCTTGTCTTCGGTCAACGAATATTTCAATTCAAGGATGCGGCCACGATCTCGGCTGATGAAAATTGGATAGCCGTCCGGGCTGACGGGCTGCGCATCGTAGACGCCGACGCTCGACACAACGTCGAACCCAGCAGTCGTCGCGCTGAACCCCTCGCCTTGGACGGTGCTGCGCGCGGCTTGAAGCTCCCCCAGCGCACCGATCGCCAAACCTTTCGCGCCGCTCTCCAGCCACAGGATGCGGTTGATCCCACGTTTCGCGGCGATGGTGTAAGCGAATGCCAGGTCTGCGTCGGTGCCTAAAGTGAAGTCTTGGAACGCGCCGATCGCAGATGCCCAGATCGTGCGCGGCTCGCCGGGCGTGGCGGCGAAGACCAGCCGCTGATCATGCAGCGCGATGGCGGCGGGCCAGCCATATTCTGCCGACCATGCAGCGGCGGCCCAAGTCCATGCACCGTCGCCTGTCACCAGCTCGCCGGGGATGCGATCGACCACCACGGCCGTCGCCGAAGTGGCCGATGCCACGGCGGTGATCCGCATCAATCCGGTGTCGGTGCTGACGAATTCCCAGGTGATGCCGCCCTTCTCGGACAGTTGGCGGCCCGACGTGTGGACCGGGGCGTTCACGCCGGTGGACGTAGGGGCGCCGCTCACGCTGTCGTCGTCGGATCGCCTGTAGACCCGGCCGTCGTATCGCATTTGTGCGTTGGTCGCGATCGTGGTGTTGCCCGTCCAGATCGGCGTGTCGTCCCAGTTGTCGACGCGCAGCGCAAACAGCCCGCCAACGTAGCCGGCGAGGAACACATCGCCGCCGCTCGCGGTGAGGGTCACGGTTCCGGTGGCGGCGCTGGCGACGATGGTGATGTCTTCGTCCAGGTTCCAAGCGCGAAACGGGCCGCCATCAAATACGGTCGCCGCGATCGTCCAGTTGTCCAGCGCAAACCGGCTGAGCTTTTGCGGCGGGCGCTCGCCGTCGACCAGAAAAATCACGTCGGCGCTTTGCACATACTTGAGGCGACGGATCGCAGCCAGATCATAGGGGATCACCAGCTCGAAGGGAGACGCGCCGTCCATCACAAGCGAGCCATAGCGCCAAACGCGCATGTAACCAGCGGTGAATTCCAGCGTCACGGCATCCTCGGCGGAGAATTCAAACGCCACCAACACAGCGGCGGCATCGCCGCGGGTCCGGCCCAGATAGGACGTGCCAGGCGCGCGCGTGAACCCGCCCTCGACCAGCGGCAGGAAGCCCCGGCAGGTGGCGAGGCCGGTCTGGTGGCGCTGGTAATCGGTGCGGCCAGCCAGAAGCGGCGAGACTTCGCCCGACGAAAAGCTGCGCTGCGTTGGGGCGGATCTGGTCATCGCGTCGCCATATCCACCCAATCGGCGAACGGCTCGTCGCGGCCATCCCAGCGCACCGCCGAAGCCTGCGCACGATCGGCGCGCAGCGCGACGCGGTGCGCCACCTCCGCCTGATCGCGCAGCATGGCGGCGCGATTTGCCGAGCTGGCGAAGTTTGGCGACAGCGCGGCGGCCAGCAGCAGCGCCACGACATCCTGAAACTCGCCGGGCAGATCCGTTTCCTTGTCGACGGTCACGGTCGCGCGAACGGTCAGGGGCCCGGGCTCGTCCGCGCGCAGCAGCCGTCCGTCGATGCGCCAGGCGGTCAGCTCGGGTCGCACTTCGCGCAGCGCGAGAACTTCGGGCGGCAGGCGGTAGGTGTAGACCAGCGCCAGATCCACGGTGTCGGGCGTGATCTGGGGCAGCGACAGCAGCTTGGACGCGAACGACCAGTCGGCACGGCGCAGCGCGCCACTGATTGCGATGGGATACTGCGTTCGGGCGGCGCGGGCCTCGGCGCTTTCATCGCCAAACGATCCCAGCGGCGACGCCTCCATATAGCGAAAGGCTTGCTGCGCGATGGTGCTGGCGGCGATGGCTTGGGTCATGGGTATCTCCACCGGGTGGGAACTGCCGGGGCCTTGCAGCCCCGGCCATCGGTCAGATGTCGATCAGGCGTTATCGATCCAGGCGATGCAGAACGGCATGGTCCCGGCGCCGGTTGCGTTCGCCTCGGCGTGCGCATAGATCTCGATCGTGCCGCCCGGATCGGCCGCCATGCCCAGCACATCCCACAGCTCCTTGCCGTGGTTGGCATCGCCGAAAGCAAAGGGCGATTGCGTGGTCGCCGCGCTGATCGCCACGTCGAGGATCTGATCCTGGATCGCCTTCGATCCGATCACCGCCTGAGCGAACCCCCAGTTTTCAACATCGAACAACGTGTTCGGATGCATGATCGCGTGGCTCGGCACGCTCGCCAGCAGATACGACGAGTTGTCGCTATCGCCCGCGACGTTGGCGACGCTGCCGACGGCGTGGCGCACAACGCCGCGCAGCGCATTGGGCATCGGGATGGCGCCAAGCGCGGCGGCATCCCGGAACAAGTTGGATTTGCGGTTGACGACAGCCATGGTCGCGGCTCCTGAAACAAGGGGGGGGAAAGGGTCGGGCCGGGGTCAGCCGGCCCGCCGCATCACTCGGTGCATTCGATCGCGAATACGCCGCCGTCCTGCTTGCGCGCGCAGTCCATATAGCAATCGATATTCATATACGGCGTGTTGCGGGCCGCGGTGTCGTTCCACATGCCGGACACGACATCCTGCCAAACGCCCAGCATGACCATCTCGGGCAGCCAGACCGGACAGGTGCGGGTGGTGCCCGAAAGCGGCAGGCGCTGGATCTCCACGAACTTGAAGCCCATCAGCTGGGTGATCTTGCCGCTCTCCAGCTGCTGCAGCTCGAACGGGTTGAGCGATGAAGCGGTCGCGCTGGCCAAGCCGATCAGGTCGTCGGCCTGCTCCGCGCCGATCGCCATGACCGGCATCGCGCGGTCCATGTCGTTCTCGGCCAGGGCCAAGGCTTTGCGCACCGCGCGCAGCTTGGCCAGCGTCAAGCCGGCGCTGCCGTGAACGACGGTGTTCGCGGCGGGCAGGACGCTGGAACCAGACAGCCGCTTGCCGGTCATCACCCTGCCGAGGATGCCGCCGTCCGTCACGGTGCCGTTGATGTCAAGGCCAAGGATGATGTCATCGATCCCGCGCCCGATCGCGGCGGTGTGCGTGGCGATCAGCTCCGAGGTCGGGTTCATCGCGGAGCGGAACACGTCCTCCTTGTCGAGATACTGGCCAGTCTCGATCGGGTCTTTGTATTCCAGCCAGCGGCGCTCGCGGGCCGCCGGGTTCTCGATGTTGCTGCGGCGCCGGCCGCTGCCGCGCTGATAGTTCACAGGGCTGATCAGATCGGACGCCGGGATCGCTTCGCCGCTTGCGGGCTTTTCGGTCACATACTGGCGCAGCTTGGAGCCGAATTGCTGCAGCGCCATGCTGACCGCATCGGACAGGCCGAGCTGGTGGGACGCTTCCACGCGGGTGTCGAAGGCCATGGGCATTCCCTTTCGACAAAAAACCAAAACAGAGGGTTTGTCGCAAGGGGTGCCCGGAACGCCGGACCCTGGCTCGCCATATCGCAGGCGTGGCGCGGCGGTCTGTTCCCGCTGTCAGCCGGACCGCTGGTGTGGCGGGTGCCCGGACATGGGGAACATTCATGTCCGGGCCTACATCTTGTGTCAACCCATCAAATCAGCGGGTGCTGGTCGCCAGCTTGATCAGCCGCTCGCGCATGGGCTCCAGCTCGCGCATCCGCTTCTGGTCCTTGGTGGAATAGGCCTTGCCATAATCGCCATCCGGGCCCGTGAACCGCTGCAGTTCCGCCTTCGCCTCCTGCGGCGTGGTCATGCCGACCGCGCCGGCGCCACCGACGAATGCATCATCGCCCATTTTGGCCCCGATGGTGGCGAACAGCCGCATGATCCCAGCGTCGCCGATCTTGGGTTTCAGCATCTGACCGATCGACTGGATCTGCTCAAGGTCCAGCCCTGCCTCGGTGGCGATCGCCTGCGCCGCGCCCTGCGCCTGTGCGATCTTGGCGGCGTATTGATCGCCCCAATCGCGCTCAAGCTCTTGGCGCATCTGCTGCGTGGCGTCCTGCAGCTCTTGGTTCGCGACATTGAACATCTTGCCCATATGCCCGGCGAACAGCCCGACGCTGGCGTTCACCTGGTCGGGCGTCATCCCCTGTTCGTGCGCCAGCGTGCGGAACGTGCCCTCCAGATCCGTGTCCCAGGACATGCCCTCGGGCATATCCGGCTTCGCAATGTCGTAACCGTCCGGCGCTTCGGGAATGCCGAACGCCTTGGCATTGGCGCGCATCCATTCGCTGGTTTTCTGCCCCTCGGCCGGGCGGTCCATCAGCTTGTCGGCGCCCTTGCCTAGCGCCTTCTCCGCTGCGATGTGCCCGCGGATCGCTTTGGGCAGCAACGCCGCCGCGTCATCTGTCAGCATCCCGCGCGCGCGCAGCCAATCGCGCTCGGGTCCGGTCAGCGTGCCCTCCCGCTCGTGCCAAGGCTTGGCGGGCGCAGCGCCATCGCCGCCCGCTGCGCCAGCCGGTGCGCCCGCCGCGGGGTCGCCGCCCGCTGCGCCCGTGCCAGCAGCCGCGCCGACCGCATCTGCGCCCGGGTCTGCCTCGCCAGTGCCAGCAGCTCCGCCCGCGCCCTCGCTATCTGGGGCGCGGCAGATTTCACGCCACAGGCCCGCGGCCATCATCATCATCGTCAGTTTCATGGTGTTGCTCCTGCATCATCGAGTGGATTTCAAAACGGTTGACGTGCATCAGCGCCAGCAGCTCCAGCGCCAGGTCGCGGCGGCCCGCCTCATAGGCCAATTCCTCGACCGTGGCGGACAGGATGTCGTCGCTGGTGCGCGGGGCCATGGCCAGCACGCGGCCCATGGCCAGCAGATCGGCGCCCAGATCAGGCGACGCGGCGAACGCAGCGCGCCAGCGACGCGCGCGGCGCGACACGGTGCGCCGGATCGCCTCGCGGATCGATCCATCGCGCTCCGTGATCAGCGCCCGAAACAGGATCGACAGTCGATCGAAGATCATTGGCCGCCGCCCATGCCTGCCGCTGACAGGTCGCGCGCAATGCCGCCGCCTGCCTTGGCGGCCTCCATCATCTGCGCCTGTTGGGCCTGCTCCGCGCGCGCCTTGGCGATCTGGTCGGCTTCCTCGCGCGATGCCAGCAGGCGGGCGGGCACGCCGCGCGCTTCGGCCAGGACTTCGACCATATCGTCGGCGCTGATCCGGTCCATCACGCGCGGCTTGATCGCCGCCATCGGCGCCAGATCCGCGATCAGGCGCATGGTCGCCGCGCCCTCGGCAGACTTCGCCGCCATCGCCGCGGCGCTGGTGTATTCGATCACCAGATCCGCGCCGGCCGCCTCGGGCGGGGGCGGCGGGATCTGGCCCGCCTTCCACAGCATGGCGAACCGCTGCGCGATCTTCGGTCCTAGAAATTCCTCTTGCACGCGGCCAAGGTGCGGCGCCATCAGCCGCAGCTTTTCCTCCTGCCGCTCGACCACCTCGGTCGCGGTCATCCCGGTGCGGCCCGCCAGGTTCATCAGCGACCAGTGGAACGCATCGCGGATCTGATCGAGCGCCTGCGCCTGCATTTCCAGCGTCAAGCCGGTGCCGGTGAAGGTGTCGAGCGTGCCCAGCATCTTGCGCCCGCTTATGTCCATGCCGCCATAAACGACATCGCCGGGGCGGATGCGGCCCTTCAGGGGCATGACATCGCGATCCGGGGCCAGCAGCGTCGGATCGGCCGCACGCTGGCCGGCGCGCAGGTTGGCCCGCTCCATCAGATCCATTTTGCGCGCGCTCGCCAAAGCGATCCAACCGGGCCCGACGCCATAGCTCTCGCCCGTCTCGACTTCCCAGCGCGGCGCCGTCATCGGCATGTCGTCATAACCGCCGTGGCGCAGCACGGCGCTTTCGTCCTGGCTGGTGTGGATCGAATGCCAGCGCTTGCCCTTCGGCCCGAGCTGGCCCTTCACCCAATCGCGGTTTCTGTAGATATGATGAAAGATCACCTGCTTGTCGCGTGATCCGTCCAGCGCGCGCATCTTCATTTTCTCAGGCAGCACGTCGATGCCGAAGGAATGCGCCGCCTGCACCGGCGACAGCTTGAACCGGCGGATCACCTCGATCACCTGACCGTCCGCGTCGATGTCGTAGCAGACTTCTGCCATGCTGATCGTCTGGTCCACGATCCGCCGATCGGCCACGCGCATCTCGGCGATCTGCGCCCCATTGCCCAGGGCGGACAGGTCGCCATAAAGCTGCGTCGTGGCGGAGTAGAACGGCGAGACGCTGGGCGAGAAGCTCGCGCGAATGATCGACGCCACCAGATCAAGCCATTCCTTCATCGGCTGGAACGCCGACAGCGCCGGGTCTGAACTGCTGACGCCGAACCAGCGGTTTGCCGGATTGTTGAGCGTGCCATACAGCCCCGAGCTGAAATGCTGGTTCGCGATGACCGCGCCGCTGTTCAACGGTTTTTCAGCCCGATAGTCCGATGCGTCGGCGGTCATGAACCCGCGGCGCTGCGGGCGGATCAGCCGCCCGATTTCTTCCCAGTCGCGCTCATGGTCGGATCTGGCCGCCTTCAGATCCGACCAGGCGCGCTCGGCCGTGATGGCCCGCGGGTCTTTCTCCATGACCATCGCCATCATGCAGCGCCCAGCTGGCGGTTGCTTGGCCGCTCGGCGCGGATGCCGCTGGGCGACGTGAGGATATTGGCCGCCGCGCCGGCGCGCATCCGTTGCATGGCACGCTGCAGGCTCCCTTGGCGGTTCGCCTCGGTGTTGTCCGGGGCGGCGATGATGGG